GCGATGATCTTCGCGAACTCCATGGCCTCGGCCAGGTTGCGGGGGGAAAGGGAGAACGTGGGTTCGCCCTGGATGGTCAGTTCGTTCATGGTTTCCTTCGTGGTTAAAAGCCGATCAGATAGCTGCTCACGGCGCGGGCGACGGCCTGGCGCGGCTGGAAGCCGGCGCGCAGGTACAGGCGGTACTGGTTAAAGATGTGGCGGATCATGGATTGGCTCCTGGGTGTGAATCTTTCATGTGGTTGGGCAGCCCGATTTCCTTCACCTTGCGGTTGCAGATCGGGCACCTCGTTTTCTTCTGGCGTGCCTGGTGCAGCTGGTGCGCAACCTGGCGCGCCTGCTTGCGCGTAGTGCTGTCGATCTTCTGGCGATCGCGTGCGCAGTCGGTGCAGTCGCACGGGTAGCCGGGCGGCTCGTCGTTCAGGAAGACGCCGCAGCCCTGGCACATCGTTCCGTCGAGGATCATGTCTGCGTATTCGCCCATGCTCACCACTCGCGGATCTGGTTGCGGCGCGCGACCAGCACGACGGCGTGCACGCGCATGTCTTTTTCCATGCCGACCAGGTCGCCGCGCAGCTGCGCGTAGTGCTCGGCGTGCGCCTCGGCCTCGGCGATCTGCAGGTCGGCCAGCCAGAGGGCGAAGGGCTTGATCAGCTTGCGCACCAGGCGGCGCGCGATGCGGGCGGCGATCATGCCAACTCCAGTTGTGCGAGCTTCTCTTCCGCCGCCTTGGCGCGTTCGGTCATTTCGGCGAGCGCGTCTTCGGCTGCTTCGGCACGCTGTTCCATCTCCTCGCCCCAGCTGCGCAGAGCTGCATTGGCATCGCGCAGCTTTTCGAGCAAGCCACGGCTGTTGGTGATGGAGCTCAGCACGTTGACGCATTGGTCGATTTCGCCAATGACGGAATCGATATCAGGACAGGTAATTCCGACTGGTGCTCCCATTGCTATGCTCCTCGTTCTGGCCGGCGCCGCCGGCGGTTGGTTTATTCGTGTGCTTCCGCTGCCGCGTCGGCCCCGGCCATCTGGATTTCCAGCGCGATCAGGCGAAGTGCGACGTCGATCCCGTCGTTGATGCCGGTGGCGTACTGCTCGCTGAGCAGCGGACCGCGCGGCAGCTTGCGCGCGGCCTGCAGGCTGTGACGCAACGCCTCGAGGTGTTCGATCGTGCTCACGCCGGGCTCCCGGCGAAGAAGTGGTTCCACACGCGCTGCTCGATGCGGTTTTCGCGCTCTGACTCGGCGCGGCGGCGCTCCATGTCGGCGACGTCGCGCTCGGCCAGCGCCTCGGCTTCAAAGTAGATGGCGGCCTCGACGGCCGCCGCGTTGTCGACGCCCACCACCGCGGAGTGGCCGACCACGGCCGCGCGTAGCACGTCGGCCGCGTCGCCCTCAAAGTCGCCCAGGTCGAGGCGTTCCAGCACGGCCGCGACGGTCGATGCGCGGTTCACGCGGATGTCGTGCTTGATGGCGTGGATACGGGCGTCAATCAGCTGGGCGAGCTGGTCTTCACGGTCTTCTATGCTGTAGGGGAAGCGGTCCATGTCAGGTCTCCATCCGCCCTGTCGGGCTCGGTTGCGTTGGAGACACTATACGATTGCGTATTACGGATGTCAATGCGAAAGCGTATAATTTTTCGCGTTGAGGATGAGGATCCGTATCAAGCGGGGGGGGATGTGCTTTGTGATGGGCGAAAAAAAAACCCGCTCGGAGGCGGGTTTGATCGAATTACTGGCTCAGCCTACTGTTTCCACTCCACTGGTACCGTAGCTGAGCATGAGGTAATCCCGGCCAATCCATTACGGCCCATGGATATCTTGATGCGTTGTTCGTTCACAGGCTGAATTTCCTTGCCGCGCTTTTTAGCGATTTCCCAGGCGGTACTGGTCAGGGCCGCCCTGCAGGCGGTGGCCACAGCTGCACTTTCCGGAATGAACTGATACCGCGAGTAGGCCACGGTCAAGTCGAATCCATCAGGGCGCTCGACAACTGCGTATTGCGTATTTTTATCGAGCTGAATCATTGGCGTCTCGGTATAAATCTCAGGGGTGGCGCAGCCTGCGAGATTCAGTACGATAGTGAGCAATACAACTTTCTTCATTCAAGAGTCTCCTAAAATGGTATTTCTGGCTCGCTTGGCATTTCAAACTCCCGCCAGGTCAAGTCCTCGTCGGTCAGCAAGCTCTCTCGGCATTCATGTCCGGCACACCTGAACTGGCCCGCCTGGTCCCAGTTCACGAGAATCACCGGGATCATGAAAAAGCGCTCAAGCTTAAAAAGCAGTTCAGCCCTTTCCTCGTCGCTCCCCGGCCATATCGGCACCTGTACAGCTACTACGGGCGGTGTCGTTGGAATAATCGCGTTGAACATTACGACGCTTCCTCCGTCTCACAGCGGCGGCGCAATGGCGACCATTCGATATCCCGCAGGCCCAGCAAGGCATAGATATACGGTTCAGGGTCGAATTCCGCACGTGCACGAATCCCCAGCCACCCATCGCTATCGCGCGCCACCAGCATTACTGGCACCGAAAGCTCGTCTCGCAGCTGCCGAAGCAGGCCACTGGCCCGAGGCTCGGACAGCGCGCGGCGCTCTACCAACACAACTGCAACGCGTTCGTCGCACAAACGTTGAACCGAATACATCATCAAAGCCGATCGCTTTCCCTACGCACTACGCGGCCGATGATCTTCGTACTCTCGTCGCACGTCCTTCGGTAGTACCGGCGCTGATCCGGATTGTCCGACGTCAACCACCACTGCCCAGCATCGCGCGTCAGGCGCTTTACGACGGGCTCCCCCTCGTAATTGATCGCGTACACGGCGCCGTCGACCAATTTCTGGTCAGCCGTATTTACCACTACCAGGTCGCCCTCGTAGAGAGTTGTCTCCATGCTCTCCCCTCGCACGACGATGGAAATGAGTTTGCTGCGGTCGTATCCATTCCTCTCGATCCATCCGGTCGGAAGCGCCGCTGTCGTCCCGTCAAACGGTTCCGGCTCAACGTCGTACCCGCTGATGCCGGCCGTCAGTCGCAAGCGCACCTTCGGGATGAGGGTAAAACGTTGGTCCCCCTGAGCCGCCTCGCTGATACGCATGAATGACCCTGGCTTGAGCCCTTCGAGCACATCGGCAGGCGCCGCAAGATCCCGCTCGCGCAGGTCCGCCAACGGCACGCCGAAATAGTCGGCCAGCGGTTGTAGTGTCTTCGTCCTGGGGTCGTTGCTCTCCCCCGTCAGTATGCGATGGATGGTTGGCTGCGGCACGCCGGTCGCGCGCTGCAGTTCGTACGGGTTCGTCTTCCGCTGGTCCATCAACCATTGGATGTTCTTCGCGACGATAGATGAAGAGTTGCTCATCCTACGAATATGCGTTAACGCATACATTCATGCAATCCTTTATGCGGTTGCGCATTGACTACAATACGAATTCGTATAGAATGATCGAAAACAACTTACCGACTCCGACCATGACCCTACGTACAGCTCAGCAGGCCACCCAGTTCCTTGTATCGGCTGGCCACTCTCAAGCAGCGATCGCGAAACGCGCCGGCGTCAGCCAGGCAACCATCAGCCGGATCCTGTCCGGGGAGTTCAAGGATCCGGCTGGATCCACCCTGATCAAGCTGAACGAATTCGCCGACCAGGTCGAAGCGGAACCGAAGCCCGAATCCCAGCCGCAGTAACCCTGCGGCTTTTTCTCTACCCAAAAAGTTGCTCAAGGGAAGTTGCCCTTGAGCGATTGCAGCACCCCCGAAGTCCTGAACCGCCGCATCAATAGGAGAAACACATGAGCACCACCACGAAGCCGAACCTGAAGCGCACCAAACCGTTGAAGGTCCCGTTGAACGATGTCGAGCGGGACCTGGTGCAGAAGTTCTGCCCTGGCCAGATCGCGCCGTTCGTTCGCAACCTGCTGCTGGCACACGTTCGCGGCGAAGCGAATCGTACCGTTGAGAAACCCCGGGCGGTACGTCCACGGCATGGCCATCAGCATGGCCATGTGCAGCGCTTCCCCGGCCGCGCAGCTGTGGCAGGTGGCTTTCGTCGCCTGCACCTTTAAAGGCGACTTCAAACCGCGCGCCCTTGCCTGGGCAGCACCCGATTAGAACGGAAGGATCACATGCAAGACCAAGAGACCGGAGCGGCGACGCCGGAAAAAAAGATCGCCGACCAGGCCAGGACCTGGAGAACGTTTGACCAGGCTGCGATTGCCGACAAAGGAGACCGGCAGAAGCAGCGCGAGGAGTACCGCGCCCGCCAGCACCTGCGTCGCGTGATCGACGACGCGGGAGGTCGCTGATGGACAACATCGTCTCCCGTGAAACCATTCGCGCACGCGCCCGAGCGGCGTACGCCCGTCGCGCCGGCCGCGACGACCACGGCATGAACTGGTTCACGCCGGCGGTCGTCGACTGGCAGGACGAATGGGACCGATGCGCAGCTGCGGAAGCGGCCGTGCTGAAGGTCAAGCCCATGCTGGCCCAGGCGGGAGTAACCCCGCCATGACAAAGCCCGCCCCGCTTACCCCCGCCGACTGCAATCTGCAGGACTTCGCGTTCATGCCGCTGGACGTTGCTCGTTTGCGCGACAGCGACATGGCCGCGTACGAATCCCCCGAGGCATGCTGGGCCGCGGTGCTCCTTTGGAGCGTCGCATGGCACCAGGTGCCCGCCGCATCCCTTCCCGACGACGACCGCTTCCTGGCCAAGGCTGCCGGCTATGGCCGCGTGGTCAAGGAATGGATGAACGTCCGCGCTGGCGCCCTGCATGGCTGGGTGAAGTGCGCAGACGGCCGTCTCTACCATCCTGTCGTCGCCGAGAAAGCCAACGAATCTTGGCGCGCGAAGCTGCACCACGCGTGGAAGAAAGAGTGCGACCGGATACGGAAAGCCAACAAGCAGCGGGAGCAGGAAGGCAAACCACTGCTTCCATTTCCACCGGAACCGTTCGCGGATTCCGCATCGATTCCACCGGAAGTTCCAAAAATTCCATCGGAAACGTCGCCGCCTTCCGTCGAAGACGGTGAATTCGACGATGGAAATCCAGCGGAAAACGCTCTTAAGGGACAGGGACAGGGAGAAGGACAGGGACAGGGAGAATTAAAACCTAACCCCGCTGGACCCCGCGCGTCTACTCAGCCGGAGTTGAGCGCGGAGCCCATCAATCCGACGCCCGTTGGCCAGCTCAGCAAGGCCATGCGCGACCTCGGGATCATGGGCCAGCCTGCCGACCCGCGCCTGATCGCCCTGGCCCAGCAAGGCGTGTCCGTCGAGACCATGCGCGCCGCTTGCGAGGACGCGAAGCGTTCGAAGCCGAACGAGCGCATCGCACCGGCCTACGTCTTCGCGATCCTGGAGCGCTGGGCCCGCGAGGCCGCCGAGCTGAACGCCAAGGGCGCGACGCAACCGCAGCAGGTGAACGGCCACACCTACACGCCGACCGAGAAGTTCAACCCGACCGCCTACGTCAACCGCAACAGGATCAAGCCATGACCGACCTGTCCGAAGTCCGCAGCCTACCGCCTGCGTCCAGCACGCGCCCGCGGTCCCAATGGTTCGAGCCCGTCGAGAGCCTGGGCATTTCGATGATCGACCACCTGTACAACCGCCTCGACGGCGCCTACCCGCACAAGTGGCGCAGCAACTTCGCCGACCAGCAGGCGATCGACAACTGGGCCGAGAGCTGGGTCGAAACCTTCGAGGAAGAAGGCATCACGCCGCAGGACGTCAAGGTCGGCCTGCGCGAATGCCGCCGCCGCTTTGCGTGGCCGCCGAGCGTTGCCGAGTTCGTGCAGGCATGCCGGCCGCAGGTCGATCCGGTGCGCGCGTACTACGAAGCCGTCGCAGGCGTGCAGGCCCGCTTCGCCGGCGAGCACGGCATTTGGTCGCACCCGGCGATCTACTGGGCAGCCATGCCGATGGCCGTGGAGCTGCGCGAACAGACGTTCAGCGCCGTGAAAGCCCGGTGGGAATCCGCGCTCGAGCAGCAGCTGGCGAAAGGCGTGTGGGACGAGATTCCGGCGCCGATGCTGCAGCTCACGTCGCCGGGCAAGTCGACAACGTCACAGGAGCGCGCCGCCGAAGCCATTCATCAGCTCGCGGGCCTGGTCCTGAACCGGCCGACCGACACCGACCCGAGGGACTGGGCACGACGCATCGTCGCGCGACACGCGGCCGGCGACAAGATCACGCCGACGCAACTGCGGATGGCGCAGGAAGTGCTGAGCAGCACCCCATGAACCGAACGCCAGAGCCCTGCTCCACGTGCACACGCTTTCGCAAGGACCGATGCACCGGCTACGACAAGCCCCGGCGCGCCGATGACACGAACGAGGCGTGTCCACTCTGGAACCGGACCACGGCCGAAACAAAGCCACTTCGCGCGCGAGCGCACCAACAACGACAAGGGAGAACCTGAACCATGAACATCCTCGCCATCGACATCGGCACCCAGACCGGCTGGGCCCGCAGCTCGCGCGCCGGCACCGTCACCAGCGGCAGCGAGAACTTCGCGCCGCGCCGCATGGAGGCCCGAGGCCAGCGCTGGCTGAAATTCCGTGCCTTCCTGAACGAGCAGCGCGTCACCGGCGGCGAGATCAACGCAATCTACTTCGAAGACGTGAAAGACCACGCCGGCACCCTCGCGGCGCACGTGTACGGTGGCTTCCTCGCGTGCCTGGAGATGTGGTGCGCGGCGAACAACGTGCCGCTGCGCCCGGTGGGCGTGGGCCAGGTCAAGAAGCACTGGACTGGTAAGGGCAACGCCGACAAGGCCGCGATGTGCGAGACCGCGCGCGCCCGCGGCTTCCGCCCGAAGGACAACAACGAGGCCGACGCGCTGGCGATCCTGTCGCTGGCCCAGCACCTGGAAGGCGTCGCGGCGCCGGTAGCGAAGGCGGCATGATCGCGCTCATCTGGCTGGGCGTCTCCGTCATCGCCGGGCTCCTCGCTGGTCGTTTCATCCGCGTGGGCATGGTCGACGCATGAAACCACGGCAGGCTTTGCGGATTACGCAATTTCCTGCCGATTTTTCTGCGAATCACGCAAATAACTGACACAATTTCCTCCTCGCAAGCGGTAAAATTTCCCAATTCCAATGACTAGGGGAATTTTCCGATGGGCTCCAGGATCCCGCTTCAGGTCGAAGACATCGACCAGGTCGTACCGACCACCAGCCGCAAGGTGTTCATTGCGGTCGACGAAAACGGGTTGCGCATCGGCGAAACCCACCCGAACGCCAAGCTGACGGATTCTCAGGTCGACGAGATGCGCGACCTGCACGAGCGCGACGGCTTGACCTACGACCAACTGGCCGCCCGCTTCGGGTGCGCCAAGACCACCGCCCAGATGATCTGCACCTACCAACGCCGTGCATCGACGATCGCGCGCTGGAAGGTGTTGCTGCTGCACTTCCCGATTTCCCTGACCAACACCCTGGAGGACTGACCATGCACGCCCTGACCGCACCGACCACCCAGCCGGATGGAGCGCCCGCCCCCGCATTGACCGCTGAGCAGCAGAAGGCGCAAGACACGATCGAGCGGCACGACTACTTGGCCATGCTGCGCAGCTGCCTGCCGACGCTGCGCGCCGAGGTGCTGGCCGCCGAATTCATGGAAGCCGAGCTGACCCGTTCCCGCGACGTGCAGGTTAAGAAGCGCCGCTTCCTGAAGGCTGCCGGGAAGATCACGGGCGGCCTGCCGCCGATGACCGACGCAGCGCTGTCCGTCATCCGCATGTCGCCCAAGGCGTAAATCATGGCCCGTACCGCCGGAGCTGTCGCGCTGACCGACCAGGATATCGTCGAGATCATCGAACGTCTGGCGGACGGGCTAACCCTGAAACAAAGTTGCAAGAAATCAAAGCGTGGGTACGCGAATGTCGTGCGGCGCATCAGTGAGAGCCCCGAACTTAAGAAACTCCACGCGCACGCGCGCGAAGAATACGTTCGCTCCCGCGTGCAAGACATGCACGACATTGCCAAGAACCCGAAGATCGAACCGGCGCGCGCCCGCCTGATGATGGACGCGATCAAGTGGGAAGCCGCCCGCGTGCTGCCCAAGGAATTCGGCGATCGCGTGCAGCAGGAAGTGATCCTGACCCAGAACACCACGCTGTCGACGCGCATGGGACAGGCCCGCCGACGTGCCATGCAGCGCCAGGCCGGCGAGGCGATCGCCACCCAGCTGCCGCCAGCCACTGGAGACGAAGATGATGACGAGTGAGATCAAGCCGGGCGACATCGTGCGCCGGCGCATCCACCCTGGCGGGCGCTTCGATTACTTCCACGTCGAGCATGTCCACCGCAACGGCGCCCTGGATTGCATCGCCGACGCCGATGGAAAGCCGTGCGGGCTGAGCCTGAACGCTGGAGGCATCGAGAAGACCACCACGGCCGAGCTGCTAAACAGCCGCGACGCCGCATAACCACCAACCTGAAGGAGAAAAGCATGCAAACAGCCATCCCAGTCCGCAACAAGGTGCCGAAGTTCCGCGCCATCCTGTTCACGAGCAACCACGAAGCGGTGGTCGAGCTGCTGGGCGCCAGCGGTCAGAAGTACGTGCTGACCGATTCGCCGGGCCGTCGTGATCTGGTCGTGCACATGCCGGACGGCGAGCCCATCGTGGTGAAGTGGAACCAGTACGTGGTCCTGAAGGGGCGCGACATCGAGGTGCTGGATCAGGACGAGTACTTCCGCAAGTACGAGATCGACCCCGAGGCGAAACCGGCCGAGCGGGGCGCCAAGGTCCAGCGTCAGGACACCGACGGTGGCGCGATGATGGCCATGTCGACCACCCGCACCACGGCCGACGACCTGCACCTGCGCCACCAGGCGCTGGACTACGCGATCCGTAGCCATGCGGCAACCACGGATTCCGACGCCATCCTGCCGGCCGCCCGCGACTACCTGAAGTTCCTGAAGGGGGAATGACCATGCCGCGCCTGAAATCCTCCGTGCTGGCCGTGCGATACGCCTGCTACGCGATCGGCCACCAGTGGCGCGCCGTGCGCGGCCTGGAGCAGCCGCGGTAATCCGCCGCGCCGATCCCCAAAACCACGCCGGCCCCGCGCCGGCTTTTTCATTCATGGAGCCGCCACGCATGACAGCCCACAATCGGGAACAGCAGCTGGAAGACCAGCTCGTCGAGGACATCGCCAGCTTCACCCACGACCCGCTGGGCTTCGTCCTGTACGCCTTCGACTGGGGGAGTGGCGAATTGACGAATTTCCCCGACGGCCCCGATGTTTGGGCAACCGACGTCCTGACCGAAATTGGCGAGAAGCTGCGCGCTGGCGAACTGACCGTCGACACGGTGATGACGTACGTGGGCGATGTGATACGGATCGCCACCGCGTCGGGCCACGGCATCGGCAAGTCGGCGCTGGTCGCATGGATCATCCTGTGGGCCGTTGCCACGTTCGAAGACACGAAGGGTGTGGTGACGGCGAACACGGACAACCAGCTGCGCACGAAGACGTGGGCCGAGGTGTCGAAGTGGTATCGACTGTGCATCATCAAGCACTGGTTCAAGCTGACCGCCACCAGCATCTTCAGCACGGACCCCGAGCACGAGAAGACCTGGCGCATCGACATGATCCCGTGGTCGGTGTCGAACACCGAGGCGTTCGCCGGCCTGCACAATCAGGGCAAACGCATCCTGATCGTGTTCGACGAGGCATCCGCCATCCACGATGACATCTGGGAGGTGACTGAAGGCGCGCTGACGGACGCGAACACCGAAATCCTGTGGGTGGCGTTCGGCAACCCGACCCAGAACACTGGCCGGTTCCGCGAGTGCTTCCGCCGCTTCCGCCACCGCTGGAGCTGCCGCCAGGTCGACAGCCGCACCGTGCGCATCGCGAACAAGCGCCAAATCCAGATGTGGGTCGACGACTATGGCGAGGACAGCGACTTCGTCAAGGTGCGCGTGCGCGGCATGTTCCCGAAGGCCAGCGCCAAGCAGTTCATCAACACCGAGGACGTCGACGCGGCGATCGCGCGCGTGCTGCGCCCCGAGCAGTTCGACTTCGCGCCCAAGATCCTGACCTGCGATCCGGCATGGGAAGGCGGCGACGAGCTGGTCTTCGGCCTGCGCCAAGGGCTGAACTTCCGCGTGCTGCGCACCATCGAGAAGAACGACAACGACGTGCAGGTGGCCACAATCCTCGCCGGGCTGGAAGTCGAGCACGAGGCCGACGCGGTGTTCGTCGACGCCGGCTATGGCACGGGCATCGTCAGCGTTGGCCGCACGTGGGGCCGCACCTGGCAACTGGTCTGGTTCGGCGGTGCATCGTCGGACCCGGGATGCCTGAACAAGCGCGCCGAGATGTGGAACGCGACGAAGAAGTGGCTGAAGGACGGCGGCGCGATCGAGAAGAACGACCAGGTGCTTTACAACGACCTGATCGGCCCCGAAACCGTGGCGCGATCGGACGGCAAGATACAGCTGGAATCGAAGACCGACATGAAGGCCCGCGGCCTGCCGTCGCCGGGCCGGGCCGATGCGCTGGCGCTGTCGTTCGCCTATCCCGTGGTGAAGAAGTCGCCGCTGGAGCGCATGGGGCTGGCCAGCACCGCCCAGCGCGAGCACGACCCCTACGCCAACATGTAGCGGTACACGTACCCGTGGCCCCCACTCCTACGATGCTCGTCCATAGGAGGGGGTGCCCATGCTCGTCATACGTGAAGTTCAAGCCGCCGAATACCTCGGCAAGATCCAGCCGCTGCTGGCTGAAAACTGGGCCGAAACCGGCTTCGATTTCGACCTGTGCCCGGATGGCCAGATGATGCAGCGGCTGCAGGACGCCGACCTGCTGTTCGTCCTGGCCGCCTTCGACGACGGCGAACTGGTCGGCTACTCGTCCGCGCTGGTGTCCCCTCACACCTATAACCCCGCCGTCATCTGCTGCAACAGCGACGCGCTGTTCGTGCGCCGCGCATGGCGCCCGCGTGGCGTCGGCGCCCGCCTGATCGTCGAGACCGAGCGCGTGGCCAAAGAGAAGGGCGCGTCGCGCATGCTCTGGCACACCCGCGCGGGCACGCCGCTGGCCGCCGCACTTGAACGTCGGGGTTATGAACCCGCCGATGTCATTGTCATGAAGGAAATCTAATCCATGGGTATCGAAACCGGAACCGCCTTGCTTATCGCATCAGCCATTGGCGCAGGCACCGCTGCATACACCGCCAACAAGCAGGAAAAAGCGCAGGAAGCTGCAACCGAGCAGGCCACCAAGAACGCGAAGGCGACAGCCAAGGCGGCGGAAGAGGCCAGCAACAAGGCCAATAAGAAAGCCCCCGACAGTGGCGCGCTGCTGTCCGCGAACATCGCCGGCGGCAAGTCGGGCCAAGCCAGCACCATGCTGACGGGTGCCACCGGCATCGACCCGAGCGTGCTCCAACTTGGCAAGACCACGCTGCTGGGCGGGGGATCCTGATGGCGCCGCCGAACAACCGCAACCAGATCCTGATGCGCTGGGGCACGCTCAAGCGCGAGCGCGCCAGCTGGTTCGCGCACTGGCAGGACATCAGCCGCAACTTGCTGCCCCGTCAGGGGCGCTTCTTCATCGAGGACCGCAACAAGGGTGACAAGCGCCACAACGCAATCTACGACTCGACCGGCACGCGCGCGCTGCGCGTCCTGTCCGCCGGCATGATGGGCGGCGCCACCTCGCCGGCCCGGCCGTGGTTCCGCCTGAAGGTGAAGGACACCGAGGCCATGAAATCGCAGGCGGTGAAGCAGTGGCTGGACGACGTCACCGGCCTGATCCTGGCAGTCTTCCAGAAGTCGAACACCTACCGCTCGCTGCACAGCATCTACAACGAGATGGGCGGCTTCGGTACCGGCGCCGACCTGATCGTGCCCGACTATCGCGACGTGCTGCACCACACCCCGCTGACGACCGGCGAATACTGCATCGCGACCGACTGGCGCGGCGAGGTGTGCACGATCTATCGCGAGTTCCAGACCACGGTGGGCGGCATGGTCAAGGAATTCGGGAAGGAAAAGGTCAGCAACACGGTGCGCTCGCTGTACGACCGTGGCAACCTCGATTCGTGGGTGACCGTCATCCATGCGATCGAGCCGCGCGAGGACCGCGACGTCACGAAGCTGGATTCGCTGAACATGGCGTGGTCCAGCACCTACTTCGAATCAGGCGTCAACGACAGCAAGTACCTGCGCGAATCCGGCTTCAAGCGCTTCCCCGCGATCTGCCCGCGCTGGGAGGTGGCCGGCGGCGACATCTACGGCAACGGCCCCGGCATGGAAGCGCTCGGCGACATCCGCCAGCTGCAGCACCAGAACCTGCGCAAGGGGCAGGCGATCGACTACCAGACGAAGCCACCGGTGCAGGTGCCCATCAGCATGAAGGGCCAGCCGATGGACATGCTGCCGGGCGGGATCAGCTACTACGACCCGGCCACCGGCGGCGGCAAGGGCGCCATCCTGCCGGCGTGGCAGGTCAACTTGAACTTGGACCACCTGCGCCTCGACATGATCGACGTGCGCGACCGCATCAAGGAATCGTTCTACTACGACCTGTTCCTGATGCTGTCGAACCTGGACAAGTCGGGCATGACTGCCACCGAGGTGGCCGAGCGTCACGAAGAAAAGCTGCTGATGCTGGGCCCGGTCATCGAGCGCCTGGACAACGAGGCGCTGAACCCGCTGGTGGACAACGCCTTCGACATGCTGCTGCAGGCGGGCGCTCTGCCGCCGCCCCCACCCGAGCTGCACGGCCAGCAGCTGGACGTCGAGTACACGTCGGTGCTGGCGCAGGCCCAGCGCGCTGTGGCCACGAACGGCGTCGACCGCTTCGTCGGCAACCTCGGCCAGATCGCCACCTTTAAGCCGGATGTGCTCGACAAGTTCGATTCCGACAAGTGGGTCGACGCCTACAGCGACATGCTCGGCGTGCCGCCCAGCCTGATCACGCCATCGGACAAGGTAGCCATCATCCGCCAGCAGCGCGCACAGGCGCAGGCGCAGGCCGCCCAGCTCCAGGCTGCGGAGCAGGCGTCGGTCGCCGCGCGCAACCTCGGCGCCACCCCCACCGACGGAGGCAATGCAGCTTCCGACGTCATGAACATGTTCGCCCAGTAACCCACCCACCAGAAGGAACCCACCCGTGCCAAACCTCGCAATGACCGCCGAAGAGGCGAAGAAAGAATACGGCTACGAGCCCAGCGACACCGACAACCTGCCGAAGTACCCGTACGGGCTGTCGCTGTACCTGGACGACGACACGCTGAAGAAGCTGGGCATCACCGACCTGCCGAAGGTGGGCACCTCGATGCCGGCCACGATCACCGTCACGGTGACCGGCACCAGCCAGCGTGCCACGCAGTCCGGCAAGGAAGGCGAGAACATGCGCACCTGCGTCGATCTGCAGATCACGGACATGGACATCACCATGCCCACGAAGTCGGCCGCAGAAGTGCTGTACGGCAGCCCCAAGTCCTAATCCCCTCGTACACGTCCCACCCACGGCCGCGCCTACAGTGGCGGCCGTATCGCTGTCTTCCCCCTGCCGCACACACCGCAAAGAGACAACTTCATGAGCAAATACAAAATCCTGAACACCCCGGCGCTGCACGACCCCGTGAGCGGCGCGCTGGTCGGCTTTCTCGGCGCCGACGGCAAGGAATACTTGATCGGCGCGGCGCCCGGTGGCGTCGACGGGAACCCGGGAACCACGACCGGCATCACCAGCCTGACCGTCCAGGCCGCAGGATCGGCCGCCGGCACCACGCTGACCAACCCGCTGATTCAGGCCACCACGACCGTGAACAACTTCACGCAGTCGTCCATCCAGAACTTGAGCACCGGCGCCAGCGCATCGTCGGATCACATCGCCTACCCGAACAACAACACGAACGACCTGACCGGCTTTGCCGACATGGGCATGACGGGTTCGAACTTCGCGGATGCGGCGTACACCGTCACCATCGGGAACGAGGCCTATGTGTTCGCTTCCGCACCCAGCGGATCGGGCAAGTCCGGTTCGCTGGTGCTGGCCACCGACTCGTCGGGCATCAACAACAACATCGATTTCTACACCAACGGCTTCAACAAGGCGAAGACCGCGTATTCCGCGCGCATCCTGGGCACCAACGGGCTGTTCCAGATCGCTGAAGGCCTAGCGCTGTCCGGCAAGAGCATCGTGAACAACGGCGCGACGGCAACATACACCGTGGCTGCGAAGAAGAACTACGCCTACCTCACCACCACTGCGGCATCCATCGCATTCACACTGCCGGCCGGCGCTGCCGCGATCGACGGCCTGCTGGTCACCGTCGTGACGGATACCGCCGTCGCCGCGCTGACGTGGGCCAGCGCCGGCGCCACGTTCGTCGGCGCGCCGACGGCATCGTCGGCCAACACGCCCATCCGGATGATCTACGACCACGCCAGCCTGAAGTGGTACCCGGCCTGATGGTTGACTTCGACCCGCTCACCCCCGAGCTGCAGGACGCCCAGCGCGAGGCCGAAGCCAAGCGCCAGGCGCTCGCGAAGAAGCAGGAAGCCGCTGACTTCCAGTGGCTGATGAACGACCCGCGCGGCCGGCGCTTCGTGTGGCGCCAGCTCGCCGCGGCCGGCGTCTTCCTGTCCAGTTTTGACCCCGCCGCCATGACTATGGCTTTCAACGAAGGACGCCGTTCCGAAGGCCTGCGCCTGCTGGCGCTGGTAATGGAGCAGTGCCCCGATCTCTACGCAACCATGATGAAGGAGCAATCGCAATGACCCTGATGACCGAAGCCGCAGCCGCTGCCCCTGCCACTGCAGCACCCGCAGCCCCTGCCGCCGCCGCACCGGCCGCCGGCGGTGCACCAGCAGCGCCAGAAGCTGGCCAGACCGATGCATCGGCCGCCGCTGGTGCCCCGGCCGCTGGCGCCCCTGCTGCCGGTGATGCTGGTGCTGCAGGTGGCGAGACCGGCCAGCCTGGCGAGAAGACCGACGACCAGAAAGCCGCCGACGAAGCCGCGGCGAAAGCAGCCGAGGAAGCCGCGAAGGCCGCCGGCGCCCCCGAGAAGTACGAGCCCTTCAAGGCGCCCGAAGGCGCCGCCCTGGATGCCGAGGTGATCACGCAGTTCGAACAGGCGGCGCGCGAACTGAACCTGCCGCAGGACAAGGCGCAGCAGCTGATCGACAAGATGGCGCCAGTCATCGCGCAGCAGCAGATCCAGCAGGTCGAGAAGTTCCGGACCGAGTGGCACGCGCAGTCCACGGCCGACAAGGAATTCGGCGGCGACAAGCTGGCCGAGAACTTGGGCTATGCGAACAAGGCGCTGACCGCGTTCGCGAGCGATGACCTCAAGACCTTCCTAAAAGACAGCGCGCTGGGCAACCACCCCGAGTTCGTGCGCTTCATGGTCCGCGCCGGCAAGGCCATGAGCGAAGACAAGATCGTCATTGGCGGCGCCACCACCGCGCCGCGAACGGCCGCCGAAGTCCTGTACGGCGGCGGCGCGAAGAAGTAATCCCATCCCCTGGCCACGGCGGTACACGTACCGCCGCGCGCCTTCTCTACTCTTCAGGCTCACCGAACAGTAGATCGGTTTCATCCCTAAATTACCGGAGTATCCCAATATGGCACTTCTCGCAGCTGGCGCCCTCACCCTCGCCGACTGGGCAAAGCGTCTCGATCCCGACGGCCAGGTGCCGCAGGTGGCCGAGCTCCTGTCGCAGACGAACGAGATTCTGGAAGATGCAGTTTTCAAGGAAGGCAACCTGCCGACCGGTCATCGCGTCACCATCCGTACCGGCCTGCCGCAGGTCTTCTATCGCATGATCAACCAGGGCGTCCCGACGTCCAAGTCGACCAGCACGCAGGTGGACGAAGCATGCGGCATCCTCGAAGCCCGCTCGCACATCGACGTCGAGCTGGTCAAGCTGAACGGCAACGAAGCCGCGTTCCGCCTGTCAGAAGATGAAGCGTTCATCGAGGCGATGAACCAGACCATGGCCGGCGCCATGTTCTACGGTAACCCGGGCACGGACCCGCGCCAGTTCCTCGGCCTGCAAACCCGCTACAGCTCGCTGAGCGCAGGCAACGGCCAGAACATCCTGGACGCCGGCGGCACGGGTTCGAACAACACGTCGATCTACCTGGTGGTCTGGGGCGAGAACACCGTGTTCTGCCCTTTCCCGAAAGGTTCGAAAGCCGGCCTGCAGCACCAGGACCTGGGCGAAGAGTCGGTGCCGGACGCAAACGGCAACTTCTTCCAGGCTGTCCGCGCGCTGTACCAGTGGAAGAACGGTCTGGTGGTCAAGGACTGGCGCTACGTGGTCCGCATCTGCAATATCAACGTGTCGGACCTGACCGGCCAGACGGCGACGCAGGCCGCCGCCGCCGCCACCGCGATCATCAACCTGATGATCCGCGCCATGGACCGCCCGCCCAACCTGGCGATGGGCCGCCCGGTGTTCTACGCGAATCGCACCGTGTACTCGATGCTGCGCGTGGCCGCGCTCAACAAATCGAGTAACGCGCTGTCGATCGAGAGCGCCACCAACCAGTTCGGCAACGCGTACAAGATGACCACGTTCATGGGCATCCCGCTTCGCAAGGTCGACCAGCTGCTGAACACCGAGTCGCGCGTCGTCTAAGCCGGCTAACAGAATAAGGAACGAATCATGATCCTCGATGCAGCAATGCTTCTCTCCGGTTCGATCAGCGCTTCGGGCGTCCTGACCGGCCAATCCGTGAACGGTGCGGGTTCCATCCTGTCGTCCAACACGATCGACATGGCACCGTTGACCACTGGCGGCAATCAAGCCACCGACACCGGCGTCGGCGAAGAGTTGTATATCGACTTCTCGGTGCTGACCGCGCCGACCGTCGGTACCAGCGTGCGCTTCCAGCTGATCCAGGCCGATGACGCCGCGCTGACGTCGAACGTGCAGGTGATCAGCCAGACCGATGACATCCCGATCGCCAACCTGCCGGCCGGCACCATCGTGCCGTTGCACTGGGATCCGGCAGCGCCGTACCCGCCGAAGCGCTACGTGGGCGCGCGCTACGTGAACGTGGGCGCCATCGCTACCTTCTCGGTGGCCGCCGCCGTCACGAAGAACGTGCAGACCCGCCAGACCAGCCTGAAGTCGGGCTACACCGTCAGCTAATCCATCAACCTGATGCGGGGCTTCGGCCCCGCTCTCCCGTAGGAGAAAAGCATGTCCAAAACCACCCGCCAGCCGGTCCAGTACCGCGTAAAGGAAAAGTCGCTGATCGGCAACCGCATTTACGAAGCCGGCGAGACCGCCGAATACGACGGCCTGCCGGCCGACAACCTGGAGCCGCTGTGCGACGAGGGCCGCGCCCGCGCCGCCGAGTACGAAGAATCGAACAAGCAGCGCGTGGCCACGATGATCGCCGCCAACAAGGAAAGCGCCGTCGGCGACCCGACCGCGTTCGCCGCCGCCTTCGCCAAGCAACTGGCCGAAGAGCGCGCCGAGCACCAGGCCCAGATGGAAAAGCAGCAGGAAGTGATGGCCCGCATGGTGGAGATGCAACAGCAGTCCGCCCTGCAGCTGGCTGACGCGGCCAAGAACATGGCCCTGCTGGCCGCCGCGCTGACGCAGGCACAGACCGCACCGGCAGCTGCACCGGACGCCCCGGCCGTTCCGCAGGACGCTGTCACCGGCGATGCAGCAGCGCAGGCCACCGGCGACGAGAAGCCGGCCGAGGAAGTCGCGCCGGTCAAGCGCACCAAGGGCGGTTAATCCGGCACTTTTGCCAGCACCCCGACCATGAATAAGGGCGATCTTTCGGGGTCGCCCTTTTTCCATTCTGGAGAATCGTATGTCGTCCGAAGTAGAAATCTGCAATCTCGCGCTGGCCCACTTGGGCGACAGCGCCACTGTCGCAAGCATCGACCCACCCGAAGGATCTGCCCAAGCCGAGCACTGCTCCCGCTGGTATCCGATCGCGCGCGACTCGCTGCTGGAGCTCTCCGACTGGAACTTCGCCACTACGCGAGCCCTGCTGGCCGAGCTGGTGAACCCCTTCCCGCAATGGGCGCACGCCTACGCCTACCCTACCGACTGCCTGAAAGTGCTGGGCATCCTGGCATCCGATGCCACGGGCGACGTCGCCGGCACGTTCCCGCAGGACGGCTTCTATTACGGCGCCGTGCCGCAGCTGTACACCGCGTACACCCCGCAGGACTACACCACCGAGACCGACGCCACCACCGGGAACATGGTCATCCTGACCAACCAGGCCGACGCGCTGGTGCGTTACACGCGCAAGGTCACCGATACCAGCAAGTTTTCCCCGCTGTTCCGCGACGCGCTCGCCTTCTACCTGGCGGGCTATCTGGCCGGGCCGGTCCTGAAAGGTGAAACCGGCATCAAGGTCGGGCTGGCGATGAAGCAGGAAGCCATGGGCCTGATCAGCGCGGCCGCAGTGTCCGCTGCCAACCAGTCCGGCCGGCAGCAGGTGCAAGCCTACCCGTGGAGCCGCTGACATGGGCGCCAACATCCGCACCTTCAAGGCCAGCTTCAACGGTGGCGAGCTCACACCCGAGTTTTACGGCCAGATCGGCGACGCCAAGTTCCAGACCGGCCTGGCGCTGTGCCGCAACTTTGTCGTCAAGCCGCAGGGGCCGATCGTGAATCGCGCCGGCACGCAATTCGTGCGCGAAGTGAAGGACTCGACGAAGGCCGTGCGCCTCCTGCCGTTCACCTACTCGACCACCCAAACCATGGTGCTCGAGATGGGCGCCGGCTACTTCCGCTTCCATACGCAGGGCGCCACGGTGCTGAGCGGGGCCACGCCGTACGAGATTGCCAACCCGTACGCCGAAGCCGATCTCTTCGACATCCACACCACCCAGTCCGGCGACGTGGTCACGCTCGTGCACCCGAACTACGCCCCGAGGGAATTGCGCCGGCTGGGCCCGACAAACTGGACGCTGACCACTATTTCCTTCACGCCCACGATTCAGCCGCCGCCGAACGGCACCATTGCCGCGTCCAGCAGCGGCGCCGGTACGAACTACGATTACAGCTATGTGATCACCACCTTTACGCCGGACCTTCTGACGCAGTCGGTGCCCAGCTTCGAGGTGACGTGCCAGAACAACCTGTACACGAATGGCGCGAAGAACACGATCACCTGGGGCGCGCCGCCCGGCGTCCCTGCCGGCACTCAATACGCAGTGTACAAAAAGGTCGGCGGCACCTACGGCTACATCGGGCGCACGACGAGCCTGTCGCTGGTCGACGACAACATCGCGGCCGACCTGTCGCTGACGCCGCCGACGTACGATTCGGTGTTCCAGGCCGCCGGCGACTACCCGGCCGCCATCAGCTACTACGAGCAGCGCCGCGTCTTCGGGGGCACGATCAACGCGCCGCAAAAAGTCTGGGGCACGCGCTCGGGCACGGAGTCGGACATGTCCTACTCGCTGCCGACGAAGGACGACGACCGGATCGCCTTCCGCATCGCCGCGCTGCAGGCGAACACGGTGCGCCATCTGGTCCCGCTGTCCGATCTGATCGTGCTGACGAGCTCGACCGAATTCCGTGTCACCTCTGTGAGCACGGACGCGCTGACGCCCACCAGCTTCTCGGTGAAGCCGCAGTCGTACATCGGCGCGAACAACGTGCAGCCCGTGCTGATCAACAGCAACCTACTGTACGGCGCGGCCCGCGGCGGCCACATGCAGGAAATGTCCTATTCGCGCGATGCCAACGGATACATTTCCGGCGACCTGTCGCTGCGCGCCATCCACCTGTTCGACGATTACGAGCTGGTCGACATGGCATACGCGAAGGCGCCGCTGCCGATCGTGTGGGCCGTCAGCAGTTCCGGCAAGCTGCTGGGCCTGACGTACGTGCCCGAGCAGCAGGTGGGCGCGTGGCACCAGCACGACACCGATGGCACGTTCGAATCGTGCGCCGTGGTCGCCGAGGGGCGCGAAGACGTGCTGTATGTGATCGTGCGGCGCCTGATCAACGGCGTGCAGCGGCGCTATATCGAACGCTTCGCCAGCCGCAAGTTCACCACCTTGAGTACGGCCTTTTTCGTCGACTGCGGCATGACGTATACCGGCGCGCCTGCCGCCACGATCAGCGGCCTGTCGTGGCTGGAAGGTAAGACCGTCAGCATCCTGGCCGACGGCGCCGTGCACCCGCAGCGCGTGGTCGCGTCCGGCCAGATCACGCTGGACAACCCGGCCTCCGTGGTGACCATCGGGCTGCCCATAACCGCTGACGCGCAGACCCTGCCGCTGGCCGCCCAGATTGACACCGGGTACGCCCAAGGCAGGGTCAAGAACGTGAACAAGGTGTGGATCCGCGTCGTCTCCTCCAGCGGCATTTTCGCCGGACCAGACGTCGACCATCTCGTCCAGTTCAAGCAGCGCACGACTGAGCCCTACGGCACTCCGCCAACGCTTCGCACCGATGAGATCGAGATCGATGTAAAGCCTGACTGGACCAACGACGCAGCAATCGTGGTGCGGCAATCCGATCCGTTGCCCATCACCATCACCTCCATGACAATGGAAGTTTCTATCGCGAATTAAGGGGAAGAACATGGGAATCGGAACGGGGGCCATGAGCTCCAGCATTCTGGGGGCGCAAGCAGCGGGGGCCGCGGCGTCCGCCGTGGGCGCCTTCTACTCGGCGCGGTCGCAGAAGATTGCCGCGCGCGGCGCGGCCGAGATCGCCGACATCAACGCCGGGCAGTCCGAACTGGCCGCCCAGCAGGAACTGGCACGCGGCAATGCGCAGGTGGCTGCCGCTACAGCGCGCGCCGGCCAGGTGAAAGGCGCGCAGCGCACTGCGCTGGCCGCCAACGGCGTGGACCTGAGCGTCGGCAGCGCAGCCGAGATGCTGACGTCGACCGACCTCCAGAAGGAGGACGACATCAACACTATCACCGCCAACGCCGTCCGCGCCGCGTGGGGCCAGCGCATGCAGGCGACGAACTTCACGAACGAGGCGCTGACGAAGCGCGCGAGCGCCGATTCGATCAGTCCAGGCATGGCCGGGTTCACTTCCCTGCTCGGCGGCGCCACACAGGTGGCCAGCAGCTGGTACACGCTCAACAAGGCCGGCCTCATCACCACCCCGAAAGGAGCCTGATCCATGCCCACCGTCCCAACATACAACGGCACCGGCGTCGCGCCTTCTTCCGCGCCCGGTGGCGGCTTCGCCGCGCCACAAGCTGGGAACGCAGCGCCGCAGCAGTTGCAGCAACTGGGCGACGCCACGGTACGCGCAGGCGCCGTCGGCACCAACATCGTCAGCGACATCCAGATGATGGCCAACCAGCTGCCTGTCGACGCCAGCATAAACACGCTTCGCGAGTTCCAGCAGGACCGTACGTACAACACGCAGGACGGTTTCCTTGCGAAGCGGGGCCGCGCGGCGCTCGAACCGGACCCGCTAGGCCGATCGCTTCAACAGCAATACGGCGAAGAGATGCAGGACAAAATCAACGAGTTGTCCAGCAATCTCGCCAACGATGCGCAACGTCGTGTGTTCCTGCAGCAGGCAAGCCAGCTCGTTACCCACTTCAACGGCCAGGTCGAAAGCCACATGTTGCAGGAATACCGTTCTTACGGCTTGGAGACCCAGCAAGGTACGATTAAATTAGCCGCCGACGCGGCAAAGCGGAACTGGTCCAATCCGGATGCGATCGGGGAACAGGTAAAAAGTGCGCAGGCGGCTGTGTGGAAGGCCGGCCAGATCGCCGGGGAGCCAGGAAACCTTACGGCAGCCAAGATCAAAGAAACGACGAGCGCTATCCACACGGGAGTAATTGACGCGGCGCTGCAGGAGAACAACCCCGAATACGCGCTGGGATACATCGATCGCTATAAGGACCAGATGACGGCCGACGACCTGCTGAAGGTGCGCGGCGTCATCAACAAGGACGTCTACCAGCGCCTGGCCGACGGCATCGCCACCAACGTCGTCACCGGCGCCCGCAAGCAGGTCATGCCGTCGGACCTGTCGCGCATGGCCGAGATCACCGCCAGCAGCGAAAGCGGCGGCCGCGAGCGCGACTCGGCCGGCAACCTGATCACCTCGTCGAAGGGCGCGCAAGGTTCGATGCAGGTGATGCCGGGCACGCGGGTCGATCCCGGCTATGGCGTCACGCCTGCGAAGGACGACAGCGACGCCGAGCGCACGCGCGTCGGGCGCGACTACCTGCAGGCCTTGGTCAAGAACTACGCGGGCGACCCAGCCAAGGCATGGGGCGCGTACAACTGGGGGCCGAAGAACGTGGATGCCGCGATCAAGGAACACGGCGCCGACTGGCTCAGCTTCGCGCCGAAGGAAACGCAGGACTACGTGGCCAAGAACATGGCCGCGCTGGGCACAGGCGGCGGCGTGCGCAAGCCGACCCTGCAGGACGTGCACGACCAGGTGCGCGCGCAGGTCGAAGCGAAGTTCGGAGCCACGCCGCCGGCGGGCGTGCTGAAGCTGGCGCTGGCCAGCGCCACCCAGCAGTTCGAGGATCTCAACAAGGCCATCAAGGCGGAAGAAGAGGCGAACGTCACCGTGGCCTTCCAGGGGCTGATGCAGAACGGCGGGCGCTTCTCGGCACTGCCTTACGCGGTGAGGTCGAAGATTCCAGCCGACAAGGTGGATAACGTGCTCAGCTTCGCCGCGCGCATCGCCAAGGGTGACGACATCACGAATCCGGCCGTGTACCAGCGGCTGAGCGATCCGGCCATGCTGCGCCGGCTGAGCGACGACCAGTTCTTCCATCTGCGCGCCGAGCTGTCCGAATCCGACTTCAAGCACTTCAGTGCGCAGCGCGCCGCGGCCATGGACAAGAGCACCAACAAGACCGAGGAGATCAACATGTCGGCGATGAACAACGCGCTGCGCGACCGCTTCCAGTCGCTGGGCATCGACCCGACGCCGAAGGATGGGACCGACGAGGCCGCGCGCGTGGGCACCATCAAGAAATTCGTAACGGACACGATGCTGCAGCACCAGAAGACCACCGGCAAGCAGATGACCGACGCCGAGGTCGAAAAGCACATCGATTCACTGTTCGCAAAATCGGTCACGTTCCGCACCTCGGTGCTGGGCATCGACACCGGCACCACGAGCCAGCGCCTGCTGAGCATGCAGGCAGGCGACATCCCGGGCGCAACGCGCGACGCGCTGGTCGCGGACTTCAAGGCCGCCGGCATCGACAAGCCAACGGAATCCGATCTGCTGGGCGCCTACCTGCGCCTGAAGCAGATTCCGCAGGTTACGCCGCGCCAGCAGGATAGCGCCCGCCGCAAGACCGGGAACATCACCATCGCGAAAGGAAACTAAATGCCTGACGATCTGCAGCAAGACACCGCCGGCGCCGTCGCCGCCTACCTGGGCCAGCAGCAGGAACCGGCGCGCGCCGCGCAGGCATCGATGTCGTTGGCCGTCGATACCAATCCGGATTTCGAAGCCGAGCTGCGCCGCGTCAGCGCCCGCACCGGTGTGCCGCTGGAATCAGCGCGCGCGTATCCGGAAGACGTGAAACGCCAGGCCGCCGTGGCTGAGCACGACTATGCCGACTTGGCCGCGCGCTTCCCGACCACGACGAAGTTTCTGGCGGATCCGGATAATGCGCGGCTGGCGCACGACGACGTGCAAAACCTGTCCAGCACCGAAGCGACCGTCGGCCCGATCGTCGGGCCCAAGCCGTCATTCTGGAACGTGGCGAGCGGCCTGCTGAAGTCGCTGCCGGTTGGCGCCGACATGGCGCGCCAAGGCATTCGCATGCAGCTCGCCGACCTGTTCGGCTTCAAGGCTGTGGGCGATGATGCCCGCAGCAAGTACGGCCAGCTTTCGTTCGAACAGCAGATTGAAACCCCCGCGTTCCAGAGCAGCACCGCGCAGGCGGTCTACGGCGGCGCTACCAGCACCGTGCGCGCCGTGCCCGGCCTGCTCGCATCGCTGGCCACCCGCAGCCCGACGCCAATGCTGGCCACGATCGGGCTGCAGACCGAGGCGGACGCCTACGGCAAGTATCGTTCGCGCGGCGCGACGCCTGGGCAAGCGCTGCTGGGCGGCGCGGCCGAAGGCGCCGTCGAGGTCGGCACCGAGCTGCTGCCCATGTCGTTCCTCGTGAACAACCTGGGCAAAACCGGCGCCGGCCACTTCCTGACCGGCCTGCTGGCGCGCGAGGTGCCCGGCGAGCAGATCGCCACGCTGGCGCAGGACGCGATCGACACCGCGATCGCCAACCCCGATAAGACGTGGGCGCAGTACGCGGCCGAGCGGCCGGAAGCCGCCTATCAGACGCTGGTGGCCACGGTTACACAAGCGGCGCTGATGGAAAGTGGGAACGCCGGGTTGGCGCGCGTGCACGGCCGCACGCAGGAAGCGCAGCGCGCCGTCGACGTCGGCGCGGCGCTGGGCCAACTGAACGACCTGGCCGCGGCGTCGAAGCTGCGCGAGCGCGACGCCAGTACGGCGCAAGCTTTCTTCCAGTCCCTGATGCAGGAGGGCCGCGACACCGTTTGGATTACCCCGAAGGCGCTGGCCGAATCGGGCATGCTTGAGCACGTGGCGCAGGCGTTGCCGGGCGTGGCCGCGCAGCTCAATCAGGCGGCGACGACGAACGCCGATATCCGGATCCCGGTCGCCGACCTGATGGCGAACATGGCCGGCCCCGAGTTGGCGCAGTCGATCATCCCTCACCTGTCCGACGAGCCGGGTGGATTCACCCAAACCACGGCCGCCGAATACCTACAGAGCGGCGCCGGGAAGGAACTCGCCGACGAGGTTGCCCGCGCGCTGACCACCAAGCAGGCGGACGACGCGTTCACGGCATCGCGCCAGAAGGTCGAGGCGGGCTTCCTCGATCAGCTAAACAGAATCGACCGGTTCGCGCCCGAGGTGAACCAGGCGTACGCGGCCATGATCAGCAACTTCTTTGCCGTGCAGGCCGCACGGCTGGGCGTCACCCCTGAAGAAATAGCGCAGCGGTACCCGCTGGAGATTCAGGCAGAACGGCTCGTAGGCCCCCGCACTCTCGACCAGGGCGCCACCGGCCTGGAGACGGTGCGACAAGCGTGGGATGCTGCCGGCATCGATCACTTCATCAGCGAGCGCAAAGGCGTCATCACCTTGGCCAAGATCGTCGTGCCAGCGAACGAGCGCGAGGACGGCAGGGGTACTGCGGCGCTGCAGCAGCTCGTCGCGTATGCGGACCAGACCGGCCAGAAGATTGCCTTGACGCCGTCCGCCGACTTCGGCGGCAGCAAAAAGCGGCTGGTCGAGTTCTACAAACGCTTCGGCTTCGTCGAGAACAAGGGCAAAAACGCCGACCACGAGATTGGTGAATCAATGTACCGGCCGGCCAGCACCGTGCTCAACCAGCCGCGCGACACCCGGACCGAGCCGGATGCTCCGCGCGGATCGATCGCGCTGGCCGAGGACATCACCGAAGCACCGAGCATCATCACCCTGCTGCGCGGCGCCGACCTGTCCACGTTCCTGCACGAATCCGGCCACTTCTTCCTGGAAGTGATGAGCGATATTTCGAACCGTCCGGACGCCCCGCAGGAAGTGAAGGACGACATGGCCAAGACGCTCGCGTGGTTCGGCGTGCCCGACCTGGCCACCTGGAACACCATGGAAATGGAAGAGAAGCGCCCCCTGCATGAGCAGTTCGCCCGGGGCTTCGAAGCGTACCTGTTCGAGGGCAGCGCGCCGGTGGCTGAGCTGCGCGGCGTGTTCGCGCGCTTCCGCAGCTGGCTGGTCAACGTGTACCGCACCCTGACCGCCCTGGACGTCGAGCTCACGCCCGAGGTGCGGGGCGTGTTCGGCCGCATGCTGGCCAGCACCGAGGCGATCAGCCAGGCCGAGCACGAAGCTGGGCTGGCCGGCATGTTCGGCACCAAGCCGGAGTTCATGACCGAAGAGGAATGGACCGCCTACCGGACGCTGAGCATCGGCGCCACCGAGAAGGCTACACGCGACCTCGAGGCGCGCGCCCTGCACGACATGAAGTGGCTATCGAACGCCAAGGCCAAGGAACTAGCCCGCCTGCAGCGCGACGCCGCGGCGAAGCGCAAGGCGATCCGGGACGAGGTCGGCGCGGAAGTGATGGCCAAGCCCATCAACGTGGCGCGCCGGTTCCTGACGCACGGCGAACTGCCTGACGCCGACCGCAACCGCACCCAGCGCCGCATCCTGGAAGACGCAGGCCTGAACGGTACGAAGCTGAACCTGGACGCACTGAAGGAAATGTATGGCGAGGGCTCGGCCGCCCCGTGGCGCTATCTGCCGACGGGCAAGCGCGGTCTGGTCACCGCCGAAGGCGGTCTGATGCCGGACGTGGTGGCCGAGCTGTTCGGCTTCGACTCGGGCGACCAGCTGGTGCGCGAGCTGCTGGCGGCCGAGAAACCGGCCGACGAGATCTCGCGCCTGACCGACCAGCGCATGTTGGAACGCCATGGCGACCTGGTGGACGAACAGGCCCTGGCGCGCGCCGTCGACGAAGCGGTATATTCGAACGCGCATGCGCGCTTCATCGCCACCGAGATGAACGCGCTGGCCAAGGCCGCCGGCAAGCCTGCCGTGCTGGCCAAGGCCGCCAAGATGTACGCCGAGCAGATCGTCGCTCGCACGCCGGTGAACCAATTGCGCCCCGATCAGTTCACCCGCGCGGCGGCGCGCGCCGGCAAAGCCGCCGATGCCGCTTTCAAGAAAGGCGACATCCAAACGGCCGCCGCTGAAAAGCAGACCCAGCTGATCAACACTTATGCAGCGAAGGCGGCGCTGGACGCGCGCAGCGACGTCGAAAAGATCATGGACCGCTTCGGCGCCATCACGCGCGGCAGCAACGAGAAGGTGTCGAAAACCCGCGACCTGGATGTGGTGATGGCCACGCGCGCGATCCTCGCCGAATTCGGGATTGGCACGCGCGGGAAAAAGGCGTCCGAGTACCTGGCATCGGTCGAGGCCTATGACCCCGGGATGGCTGCCGTACTGCGCGAGCGCATCGACGCCAGCACCGAGAACGCGAAGCCCTACCAGGAACTGACCATCGAGCAAATGCGCGGTCTGCGCGACGAAATCGAATCGATGTGGTATCTGGCACGGCGCTCGCGCCAGATGGAAGTCGACGGCGACCTGATGGACCGACAGGACATTCAGGATGCGCTACGCGCGCGACTCGAGGAAATCGGTGTTCCGGACACGGTGCCGGGCGACGGCCGCGCGATCACGCCGGGAGAAGTCAACCTGTCGAAGCTGCAGTCGCTGCGCGCCGCACTGCGCCGCGTCGAAGCCTGGGCCGATGCGAAGGACGGCGCCGGCACGAAGATGGGCCCATTCCGCCGCTTCATCTGGAACACGATCAAAGACCCGGCCGACGCCTACCGCGTCGACAAGGCCAAGTACCTGAAGAAACTGCGCGACCTGCTCGCGCCGATCGCGCCCACGCTCAAGCAGGTGAAGATCGACGCGCCGGAGCTGGGCTACACGTTCGGGTTCGACAAGGGCGGTATGGGCAAGGTCGAACTGCTGCACGCGATCCTACACACCGGCAACGCCGGCAACAAGAAAAAGCTGCTGCTGGGCCGGAACTGGGCCGACGTGCTACCGAACGGCGAAATGGACACCAGCCGCTGGGATGCGTTCGTCGACCGCATGATCAACCAGGGCGTGCTCACCAAGGCCGACTTCGACTTCGCGCAAGGGGTTTGGGATCTGCTGGAAGAGATGAAGCCGCTGGCGCAGAAGGCCCACCGCGAGGCCTTCGGCCGCTACTTCGACGAGGTGACCGCCGACGCCTTCGACACCCCCTTCGGCAAGTACCGCGGCGGCTACGTGCCGGCGATCGCGGATTCGCGCATCGTGGCCGATGCCAAGACCCGCAGCATCATGGAAGAAGAGAACGCCACGTTGATGAACGCGCTGCCCAGCACCACCAAGGGCTTCACGAAAGCGCGCGTCGAATATAACCGCCCGCTGCTGCTGGACCTGCGCACGCTGGCCCAGCACATCGACAAGGTGCTGCTTTTCGCGCACCTGGAAATGCCGGTGCGCGACGTCCGCCGGATCCTCGGGCACAGCTCGGTGGCCACGCCGCTGCATCGCATCGACCCGGCCGCATACGACGGGCTGCTGACCCCGTGGTTGAACCGCGCCGCGCGCCAGCAGGTTGAAACGCAGGTGTCCGGATCGAATGGCCTGATGCGCTTTTTCTCGGTCGTGCGCTCGCGCGCCGGCATGGCGGCCATGTTCGCGAACATCTCCAACACGGCCCAGCAGATCACGGGCTTCTCCATCGCCGCGCTGCGCGTGAAGCCGTCGCACCTGGCCAGCGCGGCCGTCGACTTCATCCGCTCGCCGCGCGCGATGGCGGACGCCGTGGCCGAGGCATCGCCCTATATGGCCAACCGGATGGAAAACGAGGTGGGCGCGATGACCGACGCCATCAACGAAATCCTGTTGAACCCGAGTGTGTACCAGAAGGCCGTGGCGTGGACCCAGAAGCACACCTACTTCCTGCAGTCGGCGGTCGACAATGTGATGGGCCCGATAATCTGGCACGGCGCCTACAATCAGGCGATCGAGGAAGCGCCGGCCGGCATGAGCGAAGACGAGGTGAAGACGTACGCGCGGCGCCTCGCCGACTCGGCGGTGCGCGAGACGCAGGGCAGCACCCTGCCCGAGGACATCAGCCGCATCGAGACCGGCAACGCGTTCGTGCGGATGTTCACCCAGTTCGCCGGCTACTTCAACATGCAGGCCAACATCCTGGGCACCGAGTTCGCCAAGGTGGCGCAGGATACCGGCCTGCGCAAGGGCGCCGGACGCGGTCTGTACATCCTGCTGTTCGGCTTCTTCGCACCGGCCTGGGTGGCGCAGGCGATCGCGCTGGCGTTCCGTGGCGGTCCGGACGACGACGACAAGGACGGCAGCTACCTGGACGACTGGATCGCGCAGACATTCGGGTGGGGCACACTGCGCGCGGGCACGGCGCTGGTGCCGGTGGCCGGGCAGACGATCAACGCGCTGGCGAACAGCTTCAACGGCAAGCCGTACGACGACCGGATCAGCACCAGCCCGGCCATCAGCATGATCGAAAGCGCGGTCAGCGTGCCGGCCGACGTGTACAAGCTGGCCACCGGTACCGGATCGAAGACGAAGACCGTGCGCGACGTGGCCAGCCTCATTTCGCTGACGGTCGGCGTGCCGGCCAGCGCCGCAGCCCGTCCGGCTGCCTACCTGACCGACGTGGCAACCGGCAAAGCCCGTCCGACTGGCCCAGTAGACGTCACGCGCGGGGTGGTCACGGGGGCAGCCAGTCCGGCCAGCAAGGGCCGATAGCCGTACACGTACCAGGGGCGCCACTGCTGAGAATGCAGCTTTCTCAGCGGAGCGCCCCGACCATGACCATCACCAATACCCTCCGAACGGCTGGCCCGTTCGTCGGTAACGGCATCACAAAAGACTTTCCATTTTCATACAAGGTTTTCGACCGCGCCGACGTGCTCGTCGCGCTGACCGTCACGGCCACGGACGTCGAAACCGAGCTCACGCTGGATTCCGATTACACCGTCACGCTGAACCCAAACCAGAATTCGACGCCGGGCGGCGTCATCCACATGAACGTCGCGCCACCGGTCGGCAACACGCTGGCGGCAACCAGCGACATTCCCATCATGCAGACGCTGGACCTGACCAACAACGGCGGGTTCTATCCGGCAGCGATCAACTCGGCACTCGACCGCATCGTCATCAGCATCCAGCAGCTGGCCACGCGCGTCGGCTTTGGCCAGCTGAACGTCGGGATGGCTGCCAAGCTGGCCAGCGTGTTGGCGTTCATCGAAACGATGGCCTCGACGATTGGCGCATCGCTGATCGGCTACATCCTCGACGCCACGGGCGCCTTCGCATCAACGCTGCAGCGCAAGGCGCGCGAACGTAAAAGCCTGCTCGACTTCATACCGCCACCGGAACACGCGGCGATTCAGGCCAAGACGTCGACGTACGATTGCCGCGCCGCCATCCAGGCCGCCATCGACTATTCATCCGCGAACGGCATCGAGATCGACGCGCCCGAAGGCCAGTACATGATTCTGTCGTTCGCGGCACCCACGGGCTACAGCACGGTGATGCCCAAGTCGAACACCGGGCTGATCGGCCGGGGCCGCGGCAAGACCATTTTCAAGATCGGCAACAACATGCGCGTCAGGTCGCGCGGCGGCATCGGCTTCCTGTACGACCACGTGAACCCGCTGGAAAACATCACGTACCGCGACTTCACGGTCGACTGGAACGGTGCCAACAACCTGAACACCCAGGCCAATCTGGCGGACCTGGCCGGCAACGTGAACCGAATGGGCGGCAGCGGCGGGTGCTGGAAAATCACGGTCGACGGCTGCGAATTCCTGAACGCCGCCGGTCACCACTTCCTCGTGTTGTCGCGCACGACGGCTGCCGACAAGTCGGGCATGTGCCGGATCACCAATAACCACTTCGAAAACTGCGGCACCTCGATCGCCGGCAATCAGAATTTCGACCATAGCTCGATCTACATATCGGCGCCCTACTCGATCATCACCGGCAACTCGCTGCGCACCGAAAACGGTAACACCGATGCCACCGCGATCGAGATGGTGACGGGCCCGTACCTGTGCGCCAACAACACGATCTACGGCTACAACGTCAGCGCGATCTGTTCGCTGGACTATTCAAGCGGCCGCGGCTGGGACATCACCAGCAACATCTTCGACTCCGTGAACTTCGGCGTGGAGATCTGGGGCAACTACGGCAGCGGCGACATCACCATCTCGGACAACCTGTACACCCAGCGCGCGGGCGTCAGCGGCCGTTTCGTCAGCACCTTGAACTACACGGGCACCGTGTCGAAGAGTCTGCGCAACGTGGCCATCCGTGGCAACACCGTGGTCGGCAATGGCGCGATCGCGACCGACAGCCTAGCCGTGTTCCTGACCATCGGCACCAACATCCAGATCCAGAACAATTTTTTCCAGAACTGGGCGTCGGAATGCGTACGGTTTGAGCCCGGCTTCACGCAGGCGAACATCACCAGCGTGAAGATCAACGGCAACGTGTTCGACACCTTCGGCTTCTCGACCACCATTTCGGCCAGCCGGAAGTGCGCCATCTTCGCCACGGGCGACAACACGAACATGCTGACGCAGCTGAACATCGACAACAACACGTTCCGCGCCAGCACGCCCGCCGGCGCCACGGTCGCTGCGGCCTGCATCAAGCTGAACGCGGACCCGACCTACATTCAGATCAGCGACAACGACTATCTGGACCGCTCCGTGCTGCCGCTGGATGTCTCGACGTTCACCCAGATGAGCACGCTGACCGTCAACGAGTACCGGGAGGGCACCTGGACGCCGGGCGACCTGAGCGCCGGTGCGCTGGCCTTCACGGTCGCCACCGGCACCTATACGAAGAACGGGCGCCTGTGCGTGGCCACGTTCGACATTACGTTCCCGACCACCGCGAACAGTGCGTCGAACAAGATCAGCTTGCCGTTCGTGTCGAAGACGCTGACGCGCAACGCGTACGGCGGTGTCGTGAGCGTGACCGACCTGGGCGCCGTGCCCAACGTTTCGGTCTTCAACGCACAAGCGGCGCTGACGTTCACGAAGTCGACTGGCACTTCGTACACGAACGCAGAGCTGTCAGGCAAGCGCCTTTCCGGCATGGCGATCTTCGAAGCCCCCTTTTAATCCCCCACCCACGAAAGGCTGTTCAATGAATCAGCTATGGCAACAAGAAGCAATGCGATTGGGCGGCCAGTCTCTGGTCGAAGTCCTGACCGAAATGCGCGACAACCAGCGCACCTTGATCGAAGAGGTGGCGCAGCTGGAAACGACGACGGCGAAGCTGATGTCGGGCTTCCCGGCCGACGACGTCGACGGGCACCGGCGCTATCACGAGTCGGTAATCGAGTGGCGCGAGCTGCGCAACAAGATGGTCCGCGAAGCCCTCGTCAACGTGGCCAAGGCGGGCACGCTGGGGGCGCTGGGCTGGCTCGCGCTGGCGATCTGGAAGGCCTTTCAAATTTCGGTGACGCGATGAAGCCGGTCCGTTTGCTGAATCTGGCCATCGTCCCGGCCCTGGCCGAGCTGTCGCGCTGCGGCATCCCCGACACCGTCGACGCGCGCCGCATCATGCTGGCGATCGCCCTGCAGGAATCCGGTCTTACGAACCGCCGCCAGGTCGTCGGCGGCACCGAGTCGGGCCCAGCCGCATCGTTCTGGCAGTTCGAAGCCGGTGGCGGGTGCAAGGGGGTGCTGACGCACTACCTTACCGCGCAAACCATGCGCAACCTGTGCTTCGAGTTCAACGTCGACGCCACGCCCGCGGCGCTGTGGGAAGCGATGCGGTACCACGACATCATTGCCGCGATCGCCGCGCGCCTGCTGATCTACACCCTGCCGTCGAAGCTTCCCACCACGGCCGCCGAAGGCTGGGCCCAGTACACCGCCGCGTGGCGCCCTGGCAAGCCTCACCCCGATAAATGGCAATCCTGCTGGGATCTCGCCACCCTCACCACTGGAGCAAAATAATGGAACCTGTTTCCCTCGCCCTGGCGCTGGCCCAGTTCGCGCCGTCCCTGATCAAATTCTTCACCGGCAGCGACAAGGCCGCCGACGTGGCCACCAAGGTGATCGACATCGCCAAGACGGTCACCGGCGCCCCCACGGGCGACGCCGCGCTGGAAGTGCTGAAGGCGGATCCCGCCAAGGTGCTCGAGTTCCAACAGGCCGCCATGCTGAACGATGCCGACCTGACGAAGGCCTTTTTGGCCGACGTGCAGAACGCACGCGCACGCGACATCGAGCTGCACAAGGCCGGCTTCGGCAACCGCCGCGCCGACATCATGGTGGCGCTGGACGTGCTGGGCCTGATCGCATGCCTGCTGGTGCTGGTGCTGTATCGCGAGAAGCTGCCGGGTGAAGTGGTCGGCCTGCTGTCGGCCATCTCGGGCATTTTCGGCGCCTGCCTACGCGACGCCCACCAGTTCGAGTTCGGCAGCTCGCGCAGCTCGCAGGTCAAGGACGCGACGATCAGCAAACTGGTGGCGTAACGTGGACTTCCACGTCAGCACCCCGGTCGAAACCGAGCTCGTCATGCGGACGGAGAACGGCCGCGTGGTTGAGGTCTGGCCGGCGCCGCTGTCGTCTCGGCCTGACGACGCCGTGCCGGCTCAGCCAGTACCCGGCAGATGAGCGCGAAGCCCGCGCCGTAGACCGCCAGGAAGGAGGCCGCGACGTGCACGTCGTCCATGGTCAGCGCGTGGTCAACGGCTGCAGCGAGTTCGGTATTTGGGCGGTCCATGCGCCCATCATGCCGTTGACGCACGGTACGTCACTGAAGTTGATCAAACTTTAAATCGGACCTTGATATACTGTACACGCATACAGTATTTTTGAGGTATCAATGACAACACTTCCCGATCCCGAAGCACTTCATCCGTCGCTGTGGCGCGCGTCGCAGCTCGCGCGCAGTCACACGCGCTGCGTCGACACCGGGTTCCCCAGCCTGTCGAATCAGCTGCCGGGCGGCGGATGGCCGGTGAGTACGATGGTCGACCTGCTGCTGAAACAGAACGGGATCGGGGAAATGCGCCTGCTCGCGCCCGCTCTGCGCACGGTGGCTGAGCGCCGCGTGGTGCTGCTCCAGCCGCCGCATGCGCCGCAGGCGCTCGCCCTGGCCGCGCTGGGCCTACCGCCGGCGTCCGTGATCTGGCTCCGCGCCGAGCGCACGGGCGACATGATGTGGGCGGCCGAGCAGGTGCTGCGCAGTGGAAGCTGCGGCGCGCTGCTGTTCTGGCCGGATCAGGTCGGATCGGGTAGCGCGCGGTACCGGCCGGTACGCTCGGACAACCTGCGGCGTCTGCACCTGGCCGCGCAGGCCGGCGAGACGCTGTTCTTCATGATGCGCCCGCTCGCGTCCGCGACGGACTCGTCGCCCGCGCCGCTGCGCCTGAGCTTGGAGCCGGCCAGAGGCGGGATCAACGTCGGGTTCTTGAAGAGGCAGGGGCCCGTGCGCGACGAGCCGCTCTTCCTGCCGATGCAGATTGGGCACGTTCGGCCCGCGCAGCCGCAGCTCGAGGTGGTGCCGGAACACGCTCATTACAGCGTTGCGGCAGTGGCCGCGATGGCGAGCGCTGGATAGGAAATGGCGGCTTTTTGCCAACATGCCGCCTGAAACCCGCATGGCTGCTCAAATTCCGCAGGTTCGATTCCCTCCGCCTCCACCAGTATTCAAATAAAAGCCCCGCCGGCGCAAGCCGGTGGGGCTTTTGTTTTGTGCGATTGCGCATGCGGGCGGCGATACTAGCCGCTCACGTCTGCGCAATTTC